AAAAATGAGTCGTAGTATTACCTACATACATCGACGACTCACGACTCAAAGAATATTCTAGAAGGTGTGAGTCATACTCCCGATCCCCCTGTATGGAGATCGTTCTCTGCGCCCCCTTATGAAAAAAAAATATAAATAGCGAGAAAATTTTTCAAATAATTATGAGACAAGCTCGCTATTGGTTACTTACTATACCTTATTATGCCTATACTCCATACAAGCACACAGAAGTTCAGTACGTCCGTGGTCAGCTTGAATCAGGTCACACCTCTGGATATTTGCATTGGCAATTGGTTACAGTTTTCTCAAAACCACAGAGTGCACAAGTTATTAAGAGACTTTATGGATGTTGTCATTGTGAACCCACTCGAAGCGATTCAGCAATGGAATATGTATGGAAAGAAGATACAAGAGTTGCAGGGACCCAATTTGAATTGGGACAGCTACGAATGCGTCGTAATCAAAGTAAAGACTGGGATGTTATTAAGTCAGACGCTCAGGAAGGAAGGCTGGATAGTATCCCTTCCGATGTTTACATTCGTTGTTACAACTCGCTTAAAAGAATCGCTGTGGATAATGCAAAACCTGTTGGCGTTGTACGCCAGATTACCGTTTATTGGGGCCCCACTGGAACAGGAAAGTCTCGAAGAGCATGGGAAGAATCTGGGTTACTCGCTTACCCTAAAGACCCTAATACGAAATTTTGGGACGGATATTCAAATCAAGAACATGTTGTTATCGATGAGTTTCGTGGTGTTATTAACATCTCAAACGTTCTCAGATGGTTCGACAGATATCCGGTTCTTGTTGAGGTCAAAGGAAGCTCTGCAGTTTTGTCAGCAAAACACATTTGGATTACCTCAAACCTGGATCCCCGTCAGTGGTACCCCGATTTGGACGAGCCAACAAGAGATGCGTTAATGAGAAGGTTAAACATTGTTCATATGCCCTTTAATTTTTATTCTTAAAAAAATTAATAAATGTCTGGTAGGTTAATTCCTTATACGCCGCCTCGAACACCTGTAATTACTGCTAGACAAGTTGCTGCTAGTGGTGGTGTTTCAGCGGCCGTTCAAGCTGCTCGTCTACTGTTGAAGAACAGGAAAAATATATCTAGGATTGTCAAGGGCGCAATTCGCAAAATTAGAACGCAAAGCGAAGCGTCTGCCCGCCGTGCACATCCGCGTGATTTTCTTCAAAAGAATAAAGATACTGATGGAATGAATGTTGATTCTATTTCTAAAAAAGAAATGAAAAGTAATGGAAAATCAAGATTACGCACTCGTGCTCGTGTTGTTTCTCGTAGTTCTAAAGGTCGTAAAACTTCTAAGGGTAGTGGTCGCAAGTCTTCCAAACGTAGGAAGGTAACTTCAGAGAGTGCCTTTTTGCGAAAAGGATACGTACAAACAATAGAATATGGTGGAATTGAAGCTGCAGCTAATTGCGCTTATGTTGGACATGGTAGTGCACCTGCGCTCTCAATTAACCAAAATGTGTTTTGTGCTTTAGTCAAAAGTGTGTTTGCGTTAATGCATGTTAATATTGTTTCTATGAAGGATACTGTTCCTACTCAACATCAAGATTTAATTTTTACATTCAATGTTGAGAATAGGGTGACTGGTGCCACTGCTTCTGGGCATTCGTATGGTCCTATTGGTGCTGTTACATATTTGGCTATAGCTAATGATTTTGCGAATTGGTTTGCAGGCTGGGCACCTAGTGCATCAGTTGGAAATGAAATTTATGAAGCTAATTACTTTGAAGCTGCCAGTAGTCCTACTGATTCAGCAAAAAACTGGAGGATATGGTTGAAAGATTGTTACGTTGAACATGTTACAATTTCAAAGTTAAAATTACAAAATCGCTCACTCATTACTGATACTGCTGGTACTCAAGAAAATGCTTTAAACGTTGATAATGTACCGGTTATTGGCAGATGTTATACTGCTAAGGGTACTGGGTTTGTTTATAAAGGTCACATCAGTAACACTGGTGTTGGGACTCGTCCATTTTTTGAGGATTTCACGTATGGCCATATTGTAAAGGACGCTGCCGAAAATGAGATTTCTCAGTTGAATGAACCACCCCACAAAAGTATGTTTGATGCCACATCATATGGTGTTAAGATGATGCCCGGAGAGGTTAAAACACATACTTTGGTGTTCAAGCGCAAACGTGCTAAATTTTATGATTTTTTGTTGAATTTACGTTTGACGGGGTCTGTTATCACTTCAACCGGCACAATTAGGAAAGGCTATGGAGAGGTTACTATGTATGCGTTGGAACATTTGTTGAAAACAACTACTGATGGTGTTACAATTGCTTTTGAAGTTAATTGTAAACATATGACTCGTCTTAGACAATCATTCGCTCAACGCACTGCAGCAGATTGGACAAATACAATTGCTGCTTCGAGTTAAATTTTATTAAAGTTAATTCTTCTTCTTGTTGGTAAATAAATAGGGGCTCCTCTTCCCCGTAACTTTTTAATTTCATTTTCCCACATGTTATCGTTTTCTTTCATAAATTCTTTTGTACAATGTTGACACACTTTCCAAAAGAGAGGATTAAATGGATCTGTAGATTTCTTGTCCTCAAAGTTAAGAGCTTTGCACCACTTTACATAACACTTCAGACATTTAATTTCTTCAGTAATCATAAGTAATAGTTCCATAGGTAGCTTAGAAGACATTTTAACAGGTTATTTTCTGAAAAAGAAATGACCAAATTACCCCAGTACTTATACTATTTTCTTATCGATGGCGGGGTAGAAAAGTCACACTTTCCCACGCACCCCGCATGACGTCATAGAGCACACGTGAAAATAAAACCACGCGCTCTACTGACAATGCGCCACGACAGTCAACAGCAACATATCAAAACGCGCCCCGCGTTTACGAGATGTGGCTGAGGAGGTGGCGCAGTGCAGCGAGACTGACGCACCGCAGGTCAAAGAGTTCCCCAAACCCGAGTCAGATTATATTTCGTCTTAAGCCATATCTAACGCGTGTCGCGTTTGATGTGGCTTCCCGCACACAAAGCGCTGAGCACCGCAGGTGGAAAATAAAGATGTATGTAGACCGAGTCATTAAAAATGAGTCGTAGTATTACCTACATACATCGACGACTCACGACTCAAAGAATATTCTAGAAGGTGTGAGTCATACTCCCGATCCCCCTGTATGGAGATCGTTCTCTGCGCCCCCTTATG